GAAGGTAAGTGGGTACCAAGAGAACAATATAAAGGACCTGAAGTAGAAGCTGCAGCTAAACAAGCTATCAGAGATGTTTATGAAAATACATTAAATCAATTTGTAGAACCTGTAGCTCAGACTGAAGGTATTCCAAAAGGTCAAGAAGTTGTACCAGGTGTTTATGTTAATCAAGGAGCTTTAACTCAAGATGAACAAATGGAGTTATTTGATTATTTGAAACCATATCTTGAAGAACAAGCTGCTAAAACTAATAAAGGTAAGAATGCAAGTAAAATGATCGGTCTTGGTTTAAGATGGGATTATAAAAACAATAATGTTGGAAGAGCTGCTATCAATATTCCTGATGTAATTAATCCAGGTAATAAAACTAAGTATGGTTATTATAATGTGTCTATCAATGACCAACCTCTTGGACAGATTACACCAAGATTTAAAGAGCTTATGCAAAAAGCTACAGGAGTTGACATGACAAATTATGATGGAGCTATCATTAATCTTTATGAAAATGATTCATTTATTTCTTCACATAATGATGTTGATGAGAGTAGATCAGCTATACAGTATCCTGTAATTGGAATTAATATTGGTGGTAAAGGTAATTTCTCAATTGAAAGAATACCTGGAGCAGGTGAGTTGAGTTTAGAAGCTGGAACAGGTTATGTGTTTGGAGTTGATGGTGTAAATAGAGAAGTATGGCATAGAACATTCCCTACTAAACAAGATACATTCTTACCTGAACTTACTACTAGAATTGATGGTAAAACATATCCAGCTGGCTCTTATAGGGTGACTATTACTATGAGAAGAGTAGAACCACTTCTTCCGGGGATGCCAATAGTACCTGCTATTAATGCTGAACAGTTACCAGTAGAAACAGTAGCTGCAGGTAGTACAGTTACAATTAGTGAATTTTACAATGGCCTAACTGAAGACCAGAAAAAAATATTAGGTAACTTAGAAGATTTAATTACGGAGTTTGAAAACATACCTTTTGAGTATTCAGAAGATGAATACATTGAGAGTTTAAAATGTAAGTTGTAATGAGTTGTATAAACAAAGCAGATAAAGCATATAAGTCTTTGCAGAATGTCTATGGTGACACTCTAGCAGAGGCTTTTGTACGTGGCTATCCTACAAATAAAGGAAGGTCTGAAGACACAACTTTTGATATCCCTAGCAGGACAGAAGTTAAGGAATGGCTTACAGAGCAAAAGAAAAACATTCCTAAATATCTTAAGAGAGCTATGGAGATTAATCCATATATGTCAGAGACAGCAATCAAAAGTATGCTTAAAGGTGTTATTAGTAAGTATGAAGATGCTTACTTTGTTACAACTGGTTGGTTATTTTCAGGATCAACTGTTATGAATGCTGAAGTTTTGGAAACAATCTACAAGCCTAACATCCGTATAATGGAAGCTATGCATGAATTGTATCCTGATATCTTTACATTGCGTGGTACAAAAACTACAAATAGAGTTCTAGTGGAAATAACTCCCAGAGTTAAACCTCTAGCAGATGAAGTACCTGAAGACCTTGAAGAAGAACTTCCTACAGAAGAAGAACCAAGCATTGCTGAAAGTTTACGTACTTATCAGTCTATAGTAGAAGCAAACAATGGTCGTAAACCTGTTGAGTTTATGGCTGGAAATTTAAAATGGCAGTTAAACAATAAAGGTTTATACAATTCCGTAGATAAGTTTACCAATGATGTTTATATTAGAGATATGGATTTGGAAACTGGAGAAATGATTCCAGAAATAGATCCAGGTGTTCCCGTTAATGAAGCAAAAAGAGATAGAATCTTTAGAGCTGTTATGCAAATGATTAGAGAACAAAGTTTTGATGAGTATCTTGCTGTAAAAGGTATTGATACTACAGATATTTATGAGTCTTTAAGAGATGCAAAAACTGAAGGAGAATTAAATAAAGTATTAGAAACCTTATTAAAAGCAATATGTTAAGTTGTCCAAGAAAAACAAGTAGAGAATGGCAAAACATTCTTGCAAAAAATCACGGTAATGAAGATGAGGCTAGAGTCCAATGGATTAAAGAAGAGTTTGATTTAAATCCTGACTTAAATGTTGAGGTTAAAGATGAAAACTATGAAGATGAGCGTGAAGGTGAACCTGGACAAGAAGAGTTAGAGCCTACTGATGATTTTTCTAAACTAGTACAAAGAATTAAAATTTATCTTAATAGACAGATTGAGATCTTAAATAGTAAAAAGATTGCAAATGTAAAGTACAAGAAAAGTAAATTAAATGAATTGCTTTCTGCAATAGAAACTATGGATGGTGTAGCTTCAATTAATATGTTTGTTAAAGATGCATATGATAAAGCACAACAAGTAGAGAAAAGATTTGCAAACTTACTGAGAAACAAACAAAACATGACTTCAAAAGAAATCATGATTGACCTTACTGGTATTAATGATTTTGCAAATAGTTATTCTATTCTTGATGAAATAGATTCACAAGATATGATGGACTATTTTCTAACAGGTGCAGGAGTAGATGATGTATATGGACCAATGACACCACAAAAAATGTTAACGGATGCTATTAAAATCCGTGACAAGGTGAAGAAAAAAGTAATCACAGAAGCTATTCCTCTTATGGCAGAAACCCTAGTAGAGTATAAGTCAACCCTACAGGACAAAACCATTCCTGAAGAAGTAGCAAGATTAGAAAAAGAAATTGCTGCTGTTACTGCAAATACAAGAATGTCTGAGAAAAGAAAAGCAAAAGAACTCAAGAGACTTGAAGATAGACTAAGTCTATTTGAAGGCTTTGATGTTGATCAAGAATCAATGGAAAGAATTCTTAAGATGGCTAATAGAGATGAAGGGGTTATTGACTTTTTAATTTCTCCACTTATTACATCTGGTGACAGTGCTCTAGCTTTATTTGCTAAGTTAATTAAAAGTCAGATAGAATTTGCAAGACAAAAAGATATCAAAGTAAGAGATGAATTAGTTGAAGCATTTAATAAATATAAAACTACTGCACCCGGTGGTAAAGATAATACTGCAAAGTTTAATGAAGGTATATTTGATGAAGTAGAAATCCCTGTTTATGAAAAGGATGGTTCTATTTCTGGAACAAGAAAAGAAGTACAGTTTGTTCAGAAGTTTGATATGAGTAAGTTTAACAAAGCAAAGAAAGAGTTCTTTGAAAAGTTAGGCCCATTACCATTAAAAGTTGGAGAAAAGGCTACTAGGGCAGAAGCTGCCAAAAGTAAGGCTTGGTGGGAAGCCCGTAACAAATGGTATAAAGATAATACTCAAGCAAGACCAAAATCTGAAAGAGATGCAATCATTCTCCAGATGCAGAAAGATAGAGACAATAAAATCATTAGTGAAGATGACTACAACAAATGGCAAAGAAAAAATGTCAATGAATACAATGGTGTTGTAACTTACTTTGATGACCTTGCTATCCCTTCTAATTATTATAAGAGTAATAAATGGGATCAAATGTATGATTCTAATGATGTTGCTAAAAATGAGAAAGGTAGATACCATGCTAAATTGCTTAAGATTTACTTTGAAGCTCAAGCTAAACTTCCTGAATCACAGCAAAAAGGTTTCCGTGTTCCATCTGTTTCTAAGTCTGACTTAGAAAGACTTATGCAAAATGGTTTAAAAGATCTTATCACAACAAATGTAAAAGAAGCTATTAAAGTTCAATCATATGATACTGAATTTCAATTAGCAAATTTATCAGGAGATGATGTAAAGTTCTTACCAATTTATTATACCCAGCAGATGGATGCTAAGGATGTAACATTGGATTTTGCAATGTCTGTTCTTGTATTTAGTGCTATGGCAAATAAATATGAAGCAATGAATAATGTAAATGCTGAGATCTCACTTATGAAAGCTATTGTTGGAGCCCGTAAAGTTCCTGAAACAAATAGTAAAGGTCAAGCTGTTATGGATGCATTTGCAAAGAAACTTGGTTATGAAGAATTTATCCGTCAGAATGGTGAAAGTTATTCTAAAAAACATCTTGATGCATTTATAGATATGGTAATTTATGGTGAGATGCAAAAAGCTGAAGAGATTGCTTTTGGATTATCTCTTACTAAACTTACCAATACTGCTATGTCCTTTTCAGCAATTACAACTATTGCAGCTGATTTACTTAAAGGTGTAGCCAATTCATTACAAGCTAATATACAAGTTTTTATTGAAGCCGCTGGTGGTCAGTTCTTTAATACTAAAAACTTAAGAAGAGGTAAAGCTTATCTTGCAAAAAATCTTCCGGGAGTCTTAGCTGACTTTGGAAAACCTGCCCCTACAAGCCTACTAGGTAAGATAGTAGAAATGTATGATCCAATGCAAGGTAACTTCAAAGATAACTATGGTAAGAAAGTAAGTATGAGCATGCTTAATAAATTAATGCGTACAGATACTTTATTCTTTAACCAACACTTTGGGGAATATGAAATCCAAGTATCTACTATGTTGGCTATGTTTGATGCTATTAAAGTATTAGATACAACTACAAAGGAAGAAATCACATTACTTCAAGCTTATAATACTTACGGTGCAGACAAAGCGCACAGCAAAATTAAAATTGCAAAAACAAATAGTAAAGGTGAAATAGAATTAGATGCTCAGGGTAATACTCTTTATGTTCCTTTTGGAGAAACCCAAAGACAAGATATCCAAGCAAGATTACATGGTTTAAATAAATACATGCATGGTGTCTACAATGACTTTGATAAAGGTACATTACAAAAATATTCTCTTGGCCGTTTGGTGTTAATGTATAGAAAGCATGTTGTACCGGGGTACAAAAGAAGAGTTAAAGGTGTATCTATGGATCATGAAATTGGAGCACCAACTGAAGGATTCTATAGAACTTTTGCAGATACAATGTTAGGAGATATAAAACAGTATAAATTTAATGTACTTAAAAACTGGTCAACATATACGCCTTATCAAAAAGCTCAGATTACAAAAGTACTTACTGAACTTAGTATAATTTTTGCTTTGAGTACATTAGCATTTGTAATGACCCGTTTATTAATTGATCCAGATGATGATGAAAGAGAAGAAATTCAAGATGCATATGGGTATAACTTTATACTTTATGAGGCAATGAGGATGAGATCTGAAACAGCTTCTTACATCAATCCGCTTGATGCTTATAGGGTAATGAGGTCACCTTCAGCTATGGCTAGTACATTTGAAAGACTAATCAAATTCAGTAGTCAAGTAATGCCTTGGAATATCACTGAAGAATATAAACGCGAAACAGGTGTTTGGAAAAAAGGAGATAATAAAGCTTGGGCAGCATTTTTAAAAGTAATGGGCTTCTCTGGTTATAACATGGATCCTGAACAAGCATGGAAAACATTTCAATCAACTCTATCAAAATAATTAACAATGGCAAAAGTAGCAACAGCATCATTAAAGGTTTATAAAGCAGTAAAAAAATCCCGTCCGGGAATACATACAAAAACTAAATCTTCTAAGGTGAAGAAGTCCCGCAACTATCACAAGACCTATAAAGGTCAAGGCAGGTAGTCAGACAGAAAAAAAAGGGGAAAGCTATTAGACTCTCCCCGTTTATTTATTCTATTTCTACTAACTTATATTTTGATAAGTCAATACCTTGTCTTGTCAATGCTGCTATATTTGCTAGAGCAGTACCATCTCCTTTTGCTAACTGTTCACCTATAACATCAAGGGCTTTTACAAAAGTTGCTGCCATTAAAGATTCATTTTGCCACATGACTAGTTTTCTTTTGTCATTAAGGTTAGTTAAAGCTATTATGGCTTCTTTTACTTTAAGTTTAACTTTTCCCTGGTTATAATCTGTTCCTTCTAATTCAAGAGCACAATTCTGTACAACTTGCATTGCAGATAATAATGTTACATATGTTATTAAATCCTGTGATATTGGCTCATTTTCCTCCATTATTTTTCTTTAATAAATTTTGATAAATCAGGTCTGAAAAATCCAGGCCCCTTTAATATCTTACCGTCTTCTCTAAGTAAAGCTTTACCATCTTCACCAAGCTTACTCATGTTACTAGCTTGTATCTCATCAAATACATCTTGAATAACATGTTGCATACCATGTTTAAGAATTGTACCACATAAGATATACAACTGATCACCAAGAGCATCAGCTATCTCTACAAGTGAATTACCATCACATGCTTCTAGATACTCATCATTCTCTTCAGCCATAAGAGCATGTCTTAATATATACTCATCTTTATCTACTGATTGTGGCCATTTACCATTCTCTTGTCCAAATGCTATGTGGAATGTCTCCACTGCTTTTAATTGTTTTTCCATACTGTAAAGTTAAAAAAAAAGGGGCACATTTCTGCACCCCTATTGATTATTGTTCCCATATTAACTATAGGCTCTTAGAAAAAATCAGGTGTGTTATCATCTGTTTCTTCAACATTATCTAATTGAAAATCCAAATCAAATGAATTGTCAATTATTTCTTCTTTTTTCTCAGTTGGAACATTGTCCAAGTCAGCTTCAATAGGTATACCTACAGAAGATTCAATAGCTTCCATCATTTCATAATCAGCCGGTGAAAGTCCTAATGACATATTAGATGCATTCTCACCTGTCCACTCTTGGTCTTCAGCAATCTGGAATTCTTCTTCCTCTTCTTCTGGTTCAATAGATTCAATAACTATTGGTGCTTCAAATGTATTACCCATAGGATCAGTATAGCTTACTGTTTCTTCTATAGCTTCACTAGATATTTCATCAAGGGTCTCAAGGTTCACAGGGTTCTCAAGGTATTCTTCATTTTGTTCTAATTCTAATGAAGGTTCCTCAGCTTCTATTTTATCAATTTCTGTTAAAATATTTAACTGATTCTCTGGTTGACCATAATTTGCTGTTAATGAATCTACTACAGCTTCAACTTGGGGGGTAACTTGAGGGATGACTTGGGGGGTAGCAAAGTTATTTATAGTAGATATAAAATAATGTAGTACTCTTTGGTCTTCCATCCATGTTTTAGGATGAGAATGCTGCAGTGCAGTAGTTACATAATTATAAAAAGCCCATAAGCTATTAGAATCAGCAAAAACATGACCAGGTCTATCCATTTGACTTCTAATCATACTAGCTTGTTCAGTAGTAAGAATCTGATACTCTGCAAATAAGATACCAAGCATCTGTGCTTGCTTTCTCTTAGTCATAGATATACCTTTCATAGCTTCCTTGTCAGCTACAAGCTGATTATAATACATCGTAGCATTAGTTATCTGATCTTTAATAGTTTGAATAGTTTCCGCATCTGCTGTACCTGTATGTTTTCTAGCCCAACTACCCATATCACCACATACCATCACGGTGCCGGTTTGGTTCACATATGCACCAACACCACACTTAAATCTTACTTGCTTGTTATAACTGTTAGTCCATGCAAACATCATATTTAATTCTGGGTCACTATTATAATTTAACTTATAAATACCCTGAGCAATCTGACCATCTGCAGTTGCTCTATATTCTTCTGTTGTAACTACAAAACCTGCTGTTGCAAGTTCTGTAAATACATAATCCATTACTGACTCATGGCTAATAACTGTGTAGCTATCACCATGAACCGGTAAATCAATACTAATCAAATGTGCTTTTGTACAATCTTGTATTTTCTTTGGCATCTTAAAATAATGTTAGTTGGTTATTAATAGGTTCTAAAGACCTAATTTCTTTATAAATACTTTCTAAATAATATTTTGTATTAATATTATACTCAGAAAAATCTTTTTTTATATAATTAATCATAGTAGTTTGCATCCACTTCCCAGCCTCTACCTGGATTTCTCTCCCGTCAGTATTATTTTTCTTAATAATCTTTGACCCAGAATTGGAAACAAAATATCTTATTGTATGTTGTAAAGGTTTAATAGAATGTTCTCCATCAACAATTGCATGTTCATAAAACTCCCAATCTCCTTTAATCTTCACACCACCACAATAATCAAATATGTTTTGGTTCTGTGCTAAATAGTCTTCAGGTTTAATCCCGTCAACAAAATAAGCGTGAATAGCCTTAGGTATAATCAAGAAGCTCTTGTTCTTATGAAGAGCTAAATCCTTATACTCAAATCTACCTTTACACTTAGACATCCCATCTTCAGTTATAGCAATATAATTATTTACATCACCAAGAATGATCTTAGAATACTTATCATGTTCTAGTTGTAAATTAGTTATCTTTTCCCACTGAGCACATATATCCATGTACTTATCAACTTTATCTCTAGGGACTAAAGTCTCAAGACCATCAGTATTTTGTAACAGAGGAATAGCTTCAGGAATGCCTTCTAGGAGCATTTCATATAGCATACTTAAACTTAACTGACCGTTGATAGTGATTCTCATGGTAAACTCCGGATCATATAAGAAACTATTTTCATCATTGGACAAACCATAAGTTGAATTAAGGATAATCTTATATACATAATTCTTAGGATCTTTCTTTGGTATCTTTTTTCTTTCATCAAAGAACCATTCATATAGATCACAGAATTCTTCTTGTGGTAAATGAGCAGGTGCCCATTTATTTCTAATAGCAAGATTAGGATAAAATGAAGTTACATCAGAAGTCATGATAACCATATCTTCCGTAGACTCATACACCCTACTAGCCCTAGCACCATGAATACCACCAAGACCATAGTCAGTCTTTACTCCCCTATACTGTATAGAATACTTAAATCCTCCTTTAGTTTCACCTGGATAGATAATAACATCTTTAAATTTCTTCAACAGGTTTTGAAATGTAGCTGTCTTGAATTCTATATAAGGTAGTATGATATCATTTACAACAATCTTTGGTCTATTGGTTCTCATCTGCTTTAAGTCCCACTTCCTGATTCCAGTGTGGCTGCTTAAAAAGTGTAAGAATAATTCCTTAGAAATTCTTGGTTCAGATGCAGAGAACAAATTGATATTATATTCTTCAGTTAAAGTCTTTCTAAGTTCAATCTGACTCTTACTGAGTTGCATGATTTGCTTGGTTGACCTAACATCATTTATACAATAAGTTATAATTTCAGGAATCTGTTCACTAGTAATCTCAGCAGTGTGATGAATAGGCATATCCATTATGTTCTTCCAATCCATTGTATACTGAATCCACTTTAAAGAACTTCTCTTGGCTGCATTATCCCAATGATTAAGTTTGAATACATCTACCTGGTCTATTTGCAGGTCCCTTAAACTGAACTCTAGGAACTCTTGACGGTTCTGTCTGCTAATTACATCTTGTGCCTTACTATAAATAAATCTAGCAATTGTTTCACCATCTTGGTTTAGCAACTGCTCCTTATTTCTAAGTACATGTTCAGTAATCTGACTGTCAAAACCTAAACCATTGAAAGATACATGCCATTCATTGTATGCAATGTTTCTTTCAAGGAATGTAATAAATTCTAGTATTTCATTTTTTTCTTTGTGGACTGTGAATATCTCACGTTCTGTAGACTTAACTGACTCAAATACAGCAACAAAACAGTTACTGAGAGTCTCATAATCCATTACCCAATGTGTTTTCATAGGCTAGTTCAGTTAAGCTGTTCCCCCGTTTAGTGTAAAAAAAAGATGGGTAGTCAAACTACCCACCTCATTAATTGAATTAAAAATACTAATTACTTAGCTTCTTCTGCTGTTCCATCTTTAGGAACAAGCATAAACTTTTTATAATCAAACTTCTTTGCATTAACAGCAAATAATTCAATTAAACTTTCAACAGCTGTTTTATCTTCAATATAGAATTCTTGAAAGACCTCAAGTTTATTTCTTTCTTCCTTGTGTCCTTTTGCTCCTGTAACAGGTTGACCATACTCATCTAATTTAGGTAGCATCTGTAAAGATGTTCTTTTAATTTTAGAGATGATAACAAAAACTGCAGTCTTTGGATCAAAAATACATTCTACATATGGACATGATTCAGTAATAGGAATCATTCTAAAAGTTTGGCTTTCTTGCCAAGTTGCTTGAACAAGCATCATTGTGTTTTCACTCATCTTTTTTGTTTTTAATAATTACAAAGATAATCTAGAATTTGTAATATTCTCAAAATTTGCAACTTGAATTAATAATTTTTCTTTTTCAAGATCAGGTTTGTCACAAAGTTCACCTACATCTTTTAACATAGACTCAGAAACATCTAGGATTTCTGCATATCTACTAAAGAACTTTTCAGGAAACATGTAACTTGTTACATATACATGATTCCCACTATGTTTGTCATAGAAATTAACAATTTTGCGCTTTAAATCATCATTTATTCTACTATACTTACCATTTATTAAATGGTTCCAATCAACACCTAAATCAGAAAAGTCAAATACAAATACACTTTGATGTGAATTTACTTTGTTATAGTTACATAATCTAGTATGTTTTAACAAAGTTGTTTTTTCAAACTCTTCATATCCTTCTTCATCAGTTTCATATACACAAATAAGTTTTTTATCCTCAGGTTCATGCACATCAAGCCAAGAGAGATAAGTCTCACTTGGAACAATCTGTGTTCCCCTTTTAATATCTAAGAGCGGATAAATTAATATCTTAGATTTCTGAAAGTATTTTTTATAAAGCGCATTAATTACCATAATTTACAATTTTACATGACCCATTGCTAATTCATATGGCAGTGTAAAATCTTTGTTTTCATAATGATATTTCACAACATCTTCTATGTCCTCAAAGTCTTGTTGCCATATGGCTAAACTCTCTTGAGAGACTTGAAATGGATACACTTGGTTGTATTTATCTATTACAATAAATGTAACTACTATATTCCAATCAGCCTCATCAATCAATCCTTTAACAAATTTATAGTATGCCATCTTATAATATACTACTGCTTGAATCCAGTATTTATAATATTTAACAGCATCAGGAAAATCTGCTAGATTCTTACCTGTTGTTTTAAGGTCACTAATAAATATAGTTTTAGAATCATAATCTATAACTACATTATCTAGGATTCCCTTAAAACCAAATGGTAGATAATCAACATCAATTTGTAATGGCAACTCATTATAAACTGTGATGTGAGTATCTTCATCAGTTCTATCAAGTTGTAGTAGGGCTCTTACAGAAGTATTGCTTCTTAGAACTTCAACACTTTCTTTGCAGCCATGCAAAGTAGGTTCATCTACTACAGTCTTATCTAGACTTGATTTAAGAAAAGTAAAGTAATCTTTGTGTTCCTCAGTCAGAATCTTAGCAAGTCTTTGCTCATCTGTCTTTAGAGATTGGTGTAAGTTAATTGTGAGTAGCTGTGTGAGTATCTCGGTTGAGTAATCATCCAAATTTAAGGAATCATTTCCAATTGTGCAATGATATTTAAAAATATTATCAATAATTGTTTTATTGTTACCGCTTGGTAACTTACCCGGTAGGGACATAAATTGGTCATCATATGTATCCGGATCAAGTAAAAGGCAGTGTAGGACACGCCCTGTTACCAGGTGCGCATCCGTACTGTCCTCCCTTTGATTAAGAACATAGTGACTGTAAAAAGCTCTAGGTGAGAATAGTAACTTATTAATGCTACTATAACTAAAATAAAACTTCTTATTGTAAAAGTGTGTTAGTTCATCAGAACCAGTCAATATCTGTAGACTCATTAGTTTGTGTTATTTGATGGTTATTTGATAAAAGTTCGGTTTTTAATGTAACTTCTATGTTGTCATTATCTACACCATATAGGTCATGAGCTAGTTCTGTTTCTCCAATTACAGCAATCATCTCTCCCATAGCTTCATCTTCTTCCTCAGTAAAGATAGCTTCCATTTTTGGAGCAGCTACTCTTTCTTCTTCTTCCTCAAACTCAATAGGTAATTCAGGACCTACAAAATCATCTTGTACATTGTAAGTATAGTTACTACCCAACTGCGCAATATGATCAGGATGAACAGTAATAGTTTTTACAGTAAAATATTTACTATCTCCAGTATTTTGTATGTCTCCACTCAAATACTCCATAACAATTTCTAACTTATCAGGAGTAAACTGGTTTTTCTTTATTAAACTATCCACAACCTCATCAATATCTGTATGCAAATACTTCATATTTTTACCTAAATAGCTTACAAGAGACTTAAAGTTTACATGGTTCTTGCTATTAACATCAGCAATTCTATTTGCATTGAAATAAAATAATAACTCAAGATAAATTAAACTCTCAGTATACTTAGAATTAGCCATGATTTCCATAGCCAAAACCCAGTTATCTCTATCTGAACTTTTAAACATCTCCCGGATATGCTCAAACATATCTTTATCTATAACAGCAGCCTCTTCACCATTTAGTATATCTATAACACTAGACTCATCATAAATCTTAATAGATTGTAAATGCTCAAATTCTTCTTTGTAATCATCATCAATAGTTAAAATTCTTTCACTATATTTTGAACAAGTTGTATTAGACATGGCTCCATGAATATTATTCATTATAGTCCAATTTATTGCAACAACATCATTATCATAAAACTCAAGAGCTGTTTCAATTTTAGCTTTAGTATGACCATCTAGTCTGTGCTCAATAAGTTCTATAAACTCTTTTAGCTCTGTAGTTGGAAGTTTATAAGCCCATTTAGTATCAGTCATATGATGAGCACTCTTAGAACAACCAAAGAATACATTAGCTTGTGCAACATCTCGTACAGTTTTAATACCATATTCTATAGATACATTCTTAAACTTTACTCTTGGAACACTTACTTCTGGTAAGAAATAAATCTTATCTCCTTTTTGTGGTATATATGGTTCTTTAACAATATTTAATAAATCTCTGCTATCATCAGTAAAGCTACCAAACCAAGACTGAATACCAAAGTTTACTTCTTTAGTATCAGTAGATGACCAATGTGATTCTAAATCACAGTCAAAATGTAATATATTTTTCATTTTTAATAATTTAAAAAGGGGAGTATTATCTCCCCTTATGTTTGAATTGGATTAGTTAAATGGATAGAATAAAAGGGAAAAATGCTTTATGTCAGATTTACTTGACAGCCATTTTCACCACGCTATTATTCATCATTAGTTTGGAAAATTTAACTTTATTTCCATTAACAATCTCTTTAATCATGAAATATCTCAAGTCATCTGTAAATGCTTTACAATCTGTTGTAAGTTTAACCAAACGGTTGATCATTGCATCAGGAACTGACTTAGTATCTGCATGCACTAAAGAATAATTAATTACTCTTGTTGCAATTACACTAGACAAATCTGCACGGAAATCATTATCTTGCCCTACCGCATTTGTCAAAGCATTCATAACATACTGCTCATCTTTAGTCATGATGTCTTCCGGAGAAATAATTCTATCTAGTTTATTATTAATAAACATAGTAAACATAGAACTAAAGTCTACACCAACAGAACCTTCACCTATCATTTGAACAATAGGTAAGTTATCCTCAAACTTAGGAATAGAACTTATGCCATTAAAGAATGTAGTGATAGATCTTGGATTAACTCTTTGAGTTACCAATTCTGGATTCATCAACATAAAATTGATACATCTACCATCAATCTTAGCAGTCTCTGCCCACTTAGCCCATACATTTACATCATACTTTAACTCAACAGAAATAAATCTAGTCTTCTGAGCTACATCTAGACTAGTAACATTATAGTCACCGTTGTCTGGATTAGTAGTCAAAATAACATGCCAGTTTTTAGGTAGCTTCCAAGAAACATATTCTTGTCTATCTAAGATCTCCATAGTTGCTTGCATGAATCTGTGGTCAGCACGAGTGTAGTCATCCAATACTAGGAAACCACCCTCACCTTTACCTTGAATCCATTCAGGAGCAGCATGAGACATTCTCTTACCAATAACTTTGTATCCTTTTGTAGTAGCTGCATTTATCTGAGATTCATTAATCCATGTTGTTTTACCTTCAGCATTCTGGATCTCAAATTCTTTAACAGGAAAACCTACTAAGTCACCTAATTCTTCTAACTGAGATAGATTAAGTTTTACAACTTGCATATTCATCTCTTTACCCAACTGCATAATAGCAGAAGTTTTACCAAGTCCGGCATCACCCTCAATATTAATTGCTACAGGTACTTTACCTTCAGCTTGAATATGCTGGTTATTTCCAACCATGTGTTTAATAAAATCTTTTAATTCTTCTACGTTCAATTGTACTTGACTCATAACTTTTGTTTTTATAGTTCTAATTTAATCACTTTGCCTGGCAGATCATTATTCATTTCTGATCTCTCTGATATAACCCAAAGGACATTACCTTTTGGTTTTACACTTGCATTGCATTCTCCATCAGTAAAATATACTAGGCTTGTATAATTTTTACTATTATCATTATAATATTCTAGGACAGGATCAAATTCAGTTCCTCCTCTACCATGTACTTTAAGATCATTCTTACCTCTGTAAGCTTCAATACTACGGATACTTGTATCACATTGTACTATAGTAATATCAACACCTGCTTTGTAGATATGATGAATCTCATTCATAAACTCTAATAGCTCATCATTACTTACAGAACCTGAAGTATCAATAGCTAATAACATGTGTTGTTTCATCTTTATCTTAAGACCCGGATTGTCAGAGAATCTTCTATTCTCTTTTCTTCTAATCTTTTTAGTAAAGACTTTAGTACTAATTCCAGTAAATCTTCTGATGTATCCTCTCCAGTCAAACTTAGGTGCAACTATCTCATCAATTACAATGACCCCCTCAATTTCTCCGGGAACTGTTCCTCTTTTCTTAACGGTCTGTTCTTTTGCATCTGAGAGTATTTTCTGTACTTGTTTCTCAATAAGCTTTTGTTCAGCCTCACTAAGATTCTCAAACTCATCCCATGTACTATGGTCAGGCAAAGAATCACCATCACCAGAATCCATTTGGTCACAAAGATCATCAAAGTCCGGAGAGCCACTTGTGCCGTTCTGATCTTTCTCATCTTTTGCTTGTTTAAGTTTGTCATAGTAATATCTGGCACCTGCTTTTCTATCAAGGTTAAGTTCTTCATAGTCATCAATCATAATGCCCCTAGAAGGTAATTTCTCACTAATTGCAAGAAGTTCTTCTGCAGTAGCATTATTTTCTTTGGCTAATTCCATCTCAGCTTTAACAGCTTCTTTAAGTTGCTTGAATTCATCAGAACTTAAGTCACCACCTGGAAGCCAAGAGCTTTCAATATACTGATTAATTTCCATATCCATAGCAACATTAGCTAATCTTCTATCACTAAACTTAAATACAGTAGTGAGATGACCAAAAGCAATATGCAATAATTCATGCTTAAGTAAACCTAATCTATTAAGGTCACTTAACTTTTCCCAGAAATCAGGATTAACTACCAACTGATAGTTAATACCATTTTTTCCTACACCTGCTGTAGGCACTTTATTGCTCCACAACTTATTCAACATAATGAGAAAGAACCCGTAATAGGGCTCTTTCAACATCAAATCTTTGGCTGTTTTACTTAGACTCTGTGCTTTGTCCATTTTCTTTTAGTTTTACTATTATGTCAAATTTATCTGCCGGATATCCCATTTGACCAAGGAATCCCATCATACTTTCAGTAAATAACTCCATAAAGAGTTCAATAGACTGATTACTAGGTTTATTGCCTGTAATTGCTGAAAGACATGCACCAGTACTTAGTGCACCCCATTCATCAGAATTTACATAAGGCTCTACTGTCTTTATAATTAAAGCAGCAGGTTTGGGACAATTAGTCTTCCATTCTTGAAGGGTGTGTTTACCAAACTTATACAATGTAATTAATTCCCCTAAATATTTTTTTGCATCAACTCCCTTAAGAGCCTCAAATGCTACAGTAGCATTTTCTTTATCTGCAGAACGCAGCATGTTTAATAAGTTTCTTGTTTCTTCTTTATCAAAAATCATATCAGTCTTCTATTTTTAAAGTTTTAATCATCCATTCTGTGGGTTTATTTATATTATCCACCCATTCTTTAGCAGTAGGAATGTAGTTATTACAGTCCTCCTTTACATGTTGTTCTCCAACATATCTTGTATAGACAATTTTATTATCTGAATTTATAAAACTTGGTCCAAATGTTTTTTCACATTCAAATATACCTTCACTGTGGTGACGGAACATTCTGTGTTTAGAATGTCCTATCCATGCTTTAGTAGCATCAAACCACTCATGAATATGTAAGTACTCTTCAGGATCTCCGCCCCATTTACGGGAACTAGAAACTGCGTGTTGATACGGATGAGACATCTCTTCAAGTTTTAGATATTAAATCACCGTCATGATTATATTCTTCAGTATTAGTAAAATAAATAGTGTTATTAATTTTATATTTACCAGAAGGGATAGCAATAAGCATTACCCCATAGCCACCATCATTATTCCACCAATCTTCTATATCATTTAAGATTTGTTCTTCTGCAAAGTTTTCTATATTACTGCTAAGAGCTGAGTCAAGATCTTTTAAATTAAGAACACCTTCACCATAATTTTCTAAATAGTTAATATCTTCAATATCTGCTATTTCTTCTGTTGTATATACAATATCATCAAGAGCACCACTGTCTCCACCACCTGAATAAAATATTTTAATTCCGGTCACACCAAGGTCAGCCAACTTAAGTAGAAGGCCTGTCATATCATTTTCTGTCATAGTTATTTTGTTTTGTAAAATCTGCCAAGGATATTGGCATTTAGATATTCTTCTTTCTCAAGCACTTCATATTTAAACTGATGCTTTACTTCTTGATAAGTTAATTCTGTAGCTGAGTAACATATCAACAAGATCTCTCTTTTGATTACTACTCCTTCTTTGTGAGCAGATTTAAGAGTTGCATTACTACTGTAATATCTCATAAAGTCAGGCTTAAGTTCCCGGGTATATTTCTTTAATCTCTTATCTGTAGTTAGAGCTAAGGCTTTCTTACCCATGGGTTTCTTAATATTAGCAAAGAAGTTCTTCTTACCAATATATGCAACAGACTTATGCTGTATAATTGCGGTCATACGGTAAATAAATCCAATACTACCGTTTGGTATGCTGGTTTCATCAAACTCCTTACCTTTATAAATCCAACTCATAATCTTTGTTTTAATAAAGGTAATAATACATTTCTAACTTCATCAATTCCATGCTTTGCTACTGAATCAGATAAATCTTTTTCCATAGGTAATATAATATATGGAATCTCATACTTTACATGATATCTTTCTGCAGCTTTAATACCTGGTTCATCATTATCAAATATCACAAAGATCTTTTTATACTGACGGATCAACTTAGACATGGTAGTTTCAGGAAGCATACTGTTCTCGCTATCTGGAGCTAATGTTTCAACATCATTTATCTGAAGTTTTCTGAGTGTCATTAAATCTTTTAGGGAAGATGTGATTATTAGATACTTCTTATCAAATGTTAGTTGTTCTGAGCCCTGAATATAGTTTTGAACTTTAGTAAACTTTCTTTCTTTATCCATTGGTTTGTAAATCTTGTACAGAGTACCATCATTTTTAAAATAACCATAGATATAACCATTTGCATGCTTAAAAGACTTTACTTCACCATCAGCTTGATTTTTTTCCATTACATAATAAGAAAGCGGAACAACATTATACAAATCAAGCATTTTAGAACCAATATTAAATTTAGTCCAATATTTTTGATCATGTTCTTGCCAATGTCTCATTTCATAATCAACAACTTTATACCTATCTTGATCTACTGTTTCAGTTGTATATCTTCTATGATTATTTACAACATAGTCTTGATAGTCACTAGTTATTTTATTTGCCGCTTGCCATCTATGTTCTAGATTAAACATATACTTTACTAGTTCAACATTATCACCTTGAAAGCTAGAAGAGAAATCTTTAAATTTATAAATGTTATTTGTATCCGTGTAGATACACATTGAAGGTACTTTATCTTTTGCATTAAATACGGATAAGATTTTTATATCTTGTCCACTAAGTCTTTCATTTAAATTTAGGTAATATTCAAAAACCCATTCTACAGGAACATCAGTAATTTTGGAAATCAAATTCTTTGTTGAAATCATAGCATTTTGGTAAATAATAAAAGGAGAGCCATTGCTGACCCTCCTTGAATTAAACTATTAATTAATCAAGTGAAAAGTCAGAAGATGTCTTAGTTGGAATACTAATATCATCATCATCACCAAAGTTATTAACTTCAGTTACTTTAGCTTTGATAAGATGTGTTTTCTCATCAAAAGTTAAAACTTTACCACCTTCAATTTCACCATATGCATATCGGCCTTTATCAGATTTTGGCAAATACAAATCATAGTTTGTATAACCTGTTTTACCAACATACTCTTTACCTGAAATACAAAATTCAAAAAACTTGTCTTTGAATGGTGCAGTTTCATTGAATGCTTTAATCAAGTCTTCAATTGTATCATGCAAATTATCTTGAGCAACAAACCAGTCATTGATTCCAATAGTCTTACATAAGTTCTGTAAGAACATCATGATAGATCTATCTCTCTGAATCTTAATTCCTGTTTTAGTTTCTCCATCTGCAAATGCATATTGACTTGCTTTTACTCTACCAATTTGACCCGCATAGTGTCCCTTGCTTTCATCATCTTTATCAATCATAAAACCTTGGAAACCTTCAATTGGTTCACCTTCAACATTTAGCATTAAATGTTTAGCACCTGGAATAAATGAATAATCATCCAAATGGATATTATTAATTTTCAATATGTGGTTACCCGGAGCTAATGTTTTTGGAAGGCCCGAACCTCCAGTGCTTAAATCAGTTGTACTTAATCCCATTTTATTTTATTTTTAATTGTTACACAAATACTTTGTCCCATGTTGTTGTCAGGACATCATCTACCATTTCACTTATTACTATCTCCTCATTTCTAAGGTGTTCTGGCCTAGCACCACAAGTAACTTCTTCATTTGTTTTGAAAGACAAAATAGTCTTGTTTCCTTTTCTGTACATATAGCCAATAGCATCAGCTTGTGCACAGATAAGAGATTTAATTTTACCAGTTAAGTCAATGTTTGCTGACATAACCATTTCACCTTTATCATCTACCTGTTTGTCCTTAATGTGACCAGATAAAATAATGTGGGGCGCTAAGGTATCAATAAAATCTAAAACTTGAAAGAATGCTTGACGGATATATAAATATCCTGCACCATTTGCAAGAGTGATAACACTAGTGCCATCAAAATTCTTACCCATTGGTGTTTGTCTATAAAGCTTAATTGCTAAAGGCATAATCATTTCCTCTAATGCTGTTACTGTATCTATAGTAACAAATTTATAAGGACAACCAGCTTCTTTAATAGCTTTACCAGTATCAAGTAATTCCTGTAGATTATTAATTTTTACTTTCAGAGCTTCTACATAATCAGTTCCATTTTCTAAATCTAATATTAGATTATTTTCAAGACCAGCATACGCTGTGGTTTTACCAGTCTTTGGTTTAGAATAGATAACTATTCTCTTGGGATTTACACGTCCTCCCTTTACTTTGTTTGTTGGCAGTATTATACTCATTGTCTATCAATTAAAGAATTTAACCATAATTTATTACTTACCGGCTTTTTCCATAGAATAGCAGCAACATCTCTGATAGTCATATCTGAAATAGCTGTATCATCTCCCACTAGTAAATCTTCTAGGGTTGGTTCTTTTACTTCTTCAGGTTTCTTAATCAGGTCTTCCTCAAAATTTGGGAAAACTAAACTGTTCTGTAATCTCGGCATACCAGCATCTTCCTTAGAAGGAGACTCTTTAGCTTTCTCATACATCGGATAAGCCATTTCTCTTCCATCTAAGTTAATAGTAATCATTTCGGCTAATGGAACAGTATAAGTAAAATAAGACTCACCAGTACTTTGATTGGTATTTTCTTTTTTCTCATACTCTTCAGCAAAATGAGGGTTGACTTTATATTTACAAAGTATTCTGTCATCATGAAAAGGTATATGATCTACTGTCTTTCCACTTGCATCAGTTACATTGTCATAAAATTCAACATAAATGTCCTCATCTTTCTTTAATTCCCATTCAAAGAATTGAACCTGTCTTCCATACTTACCTTTCTGGAAGAATGCAGTCTTAATTACAAAGAATGGATCCATAATCCCCAACTTCCTGAATGTTTCCATGTGCTGCACATAGAATTCAGATGTTTTTTGTTGTCTTAAACTCATAACTTTTTTTTAATTTGTACTTATTTTTTGTTTTGTTGCTGTTGGTGGAGTATCAATCTCAATAATTCTCATTGTAGTCCGATCAAGCTTAAAGAAGCTTATTCTTGTGGTACCATTTCTTGATTTTAAAAAGTGAAAGACTAATACATCTGTGTCACTAATAATATACTTTTCTGGACCATAATTTCTGATCTTTCTTATTGAAGGTTTATTAATACCTAATACTACATCAGCATGTTGCAACAACGCATCAGAACCATATATATCAGAATCTAATACATAATTACCGTAAGTTCCTTCTTCAGACCTTTTAGGGTCATCAATGTTTCTATTCAATTGACTAAGAACTACAAAGGCAACAGGATAATGCTTCTTCATCATAGTGAGTGCCTCACCTAATGAACCAAGCATATCAAACTTGTCTTTTTCAGTTCTAGATTTTTTGAATAGTGCAGAGTGATCAATTGCAACTAGCATGTTTGGGTAAGTCCCATCTTCTTTCTTGTGTTTATTCATATGATAATGAATAGTTGCACACATTTCATCTACTGTACATGCATCATATACTACTTCTACTATATCTTTAGCAGCAGTTTTTTGATAATACTCTACACATTTTTCATAGACATGTTTGTCTATTTGTTTTCCCTTACTCATTAATGTATTGTAATCAGAACCTGTTTTCAGACTAAATTTTCTTACACCACTGGTTTCATCAACCATTTCCATCTGGAACTTTAAAACTCTAAATTCTTGGTCAGCATTGTGTTCTATAATATCACTAATCAACTGTTCCATGAATAAAGTTTTACCTGTTCCCGGTCTAGCACCAACTACGGTGATAGTTCTCCATTCCAATCCATCACAAAAAGCATCATTAAACTTAGGCCAAGCACTCTTAAGAGATTTTACTTCTCCGTTCCTTCTTGCACGCATCTTTATTAGAGCTTTCTCTAATGCTTGTCTTTCACTTACAGGAATCAGAGCTCTTGCTCCATTAAATAATTCAGCCATTGTATTTATTTTACTGGTTTATACTGATTTTTTGCTTTATTGTAAAAAGCATGGAATATACTTATAACAAGTTCAATTAGAAAAAACTGCCAAAAAGAAATTGTTATAATGAATAGATCAGTTATACACCAAGCTGATATTGTACCTATGATTGCTATAAATAACAAAAAGGTACTAAACTCTGTTTTACTTCTCATACTACATCTTCACTAAAATAAACATGATCAACATCTGGTGTAGTTTTAAGTAACTCACAGTAATTTGCTAATTCAGATTCAAATGATTTATCAAGGCTTTGTTTTCTCACAAAATATTGTGATGTTCTCATATATTCAAAATTTCTAAGTTCATAGTCTTTTACATATTTTTCAGAAGCTTTAAGAATAAGCTCCCAATCATAGTCATATGTTATAAAAAACCATTTGAAGGCACCTTCAAGATTTTTTGCAGTTGTTCTTGCATATTTTCCAGAGGACAGTTTCCTGTTAGGAAATATGTTAACATATTCCTGGATCTTTTGCATAAATTCTGCACCCATTAAATCTTTTGAGACCTTTTTAGTAGTTCTATTAAAGAATCCACTAATTTCTTCCATAAAGATAATACTTTTACTAGTAAGTTGCAAATTTTCAGTTAACCATTCATCATTTTGTAATCTTTTACATTCAAGCTCTTTGTTTACAAATTTTTTTGGTACAACCTTTCCTTTAATGCAATGCAAGATATAGTAAGCATTAGGAGTAATGTTCTCCTGTATAAGTCTATTAAATATTTCTGTCATGTTACCAGATTAAGTCTTCATTATAATTTTGTTTAATAATTACTTGAGTTTCTAAGAATACATTTTTTGAATCCCACTTGCTACCATTATAAGCAGCACTTGCAGGATGAGATAAGAAAAACTTATAATTGTTTTCACTTATTGCATCAGCCCATTCTTTAGCTTGTTTACCAAGATAAACATAGACTAATCCATTATGATTCAATGTAAGATAGTCAAACAGATATGCTATAAATGGTTGCCATATCTTATAGTGTTGACCAATCTTATTAACTGTAGTTGTAAGAGCAGTGTTAAGCATTAGTATACCTTGGTTTGCCCACCTGGTTAAATCAACATCAGTTGATACAGGATGACCACCATATAAAGTAACATTAACTTCACTTAACATATATCTTAGACTAGGCTGCAGTTGATTTGTTTTACTGCAACTAAATGCAATACCATCAGCTACACCAAATTGGGGATATGGATCTTGCCCTACAAGGATTACCTTAAGTTTATCATAAGGACATTCTTCAAAAGCTTTGAATATGTCTTTTAGGGTAGGAGTGAACCTTTGCCCATCATTAGCTGTCTGAGCTAACTGTGTAATGATATTATCAAAGTCTCCACTAAATATAAACGGTTTAAAAACCTTACCCCATCCTGAGGGTTCTAACTTTTCAAACATTTTTTGTTTAATTTCTTCTATATCTAATTTTTGTTTCATATTTTTGTTTAAAATTAAGTTTATGGCAATCACAGTAAAAGAAATTAAAGATGATGCAGTTGTATCAATCCAAGTCAACAAAAGTTTTTATATGATGACCAAGGCTCTGTCTTTTTATATTTACCAAAACATTGGTAAAAATAATCAAACAGAAGAATATCTTAAAGATATAATGACAAAGTCATATGTTGATCTTGATGATCTTCAAAGATCTTTTTATACAGTTGCTCTTTTGTTAGCTGAAATAGAAGCTCAGTTTAAAACTGAAAATTTATATACAGAAAAAGAAATTCTTGAACCTGGTGATGAAGGATATGTAACACCTACACTTTCTAAGTAAGGTTCATATTATACATCTGACCAATTTCTATACAAGCTTCAATAGCTAGTACTAATTCATCTTTACTACATTCTGCAAAGGATTTACACATAATTGCATCTCCTCCATCATAACATAGACCAGATTGTTGTTTTACTAGAGTTTTCATCTCATCAAAAGTATAGCCAGATTCTGAGGCTAATGCTCTTATACATGCATGCACTTTTGCAAGCTGGGCTACACTTTTATCACTTGATGTAGGTCCCATATATACTTCTACCTCCTGTCCTTCAGGAAGTTTATCAAGAAATATTTGATAATTTAACTTTGATTTATCATTAGGATAAACTAACTTGCCATCCTGTTTGATTAGTTTTACAGTAAACATATTGATTATTTTTTGTATATTAATATATATGACAAAAGCCGTTACTAAAAGAAACACTGTTCTGAAAACCACAGAAATTGTTTTTGAGTACTTGGAAAAATTCCCAGAAGCTCCTTCTAAAACCTTAGCCAGAAAAATTTATGCAGAAAATACTGCATTCTTTGCTTCATTTGAAGTTGTCTATACTAGAGTAAGATACTATAGAGGACAAACAGGTAAAAAACAAAGAACTCACATGAGTCAGGGTCCCCACAATAAATTCTTAAAAGAACTAAAGACCAAAGTTATGCAAAATAAGCTTAGTTTACCAGAATCACACACAAAAACACGCAACCAATTTACTTTCCCTACAGGATGTATGAAATTAGGTATATTTGGTGATGTCCACATACCATTTCATGATAATACAGCCTTAGAAACTATGTTTACTAAGTTTGAAGAAGAAAAAGTAGACTCTATTTTAATTAACGGAGACTTATTAGACTTCTATCAGCTATCATTTCATGAGAAAGACCCAAGAGTAGTACATTTTAAAGATGAGATAGAGGCAGGAAAAGAATTCCTGGCTTACATCAGAGAAAGGTTCCCTGATATTCCCATCTATTACATTACAGGTAACCATGAGAATAGATTTGAAAGATACCTAAGAATTAAGGCATCAGAACTATTAGACATGGATGAGTTCAGATTAGATGTTATTCTACATGTTGCAGAATACAAAATTGAATTCATACCTTTTAGGAGTAAAGTAGTATTTGGTGACTATACCATAGAGCACGGAGATAAAATCCCTGGAGCTGGTGGTGTAGTACCCGCTAGGACACTTCTAATGAGACTTAAGTCTAATTCCATAGTGAATCACTTCCATAAGTCTAGTGAAAGCTCACAGAGAGTTTATGGAGTAGGTGAGCCAACTTCAATTAAAGCATATAGTTTAGGATGCATGTGTGATCTTGCTCCTGAGTACATGGAAATAAATGAATGGAACCATGGGTTTGCTATAATGAAAAGAATTAAAGATAAAGTATCAGTAAAAAATTACAAAATAGAAGGTAATACCATACTATAATGTTTCTACCTATAGAATTCAGAGACAAAGAGGGCCCATATATTGAGCACCTTAATGTAACTCACATAACTAGAGTATCTTTTGTCAATATCATGAATCCTGATGCTGGTACAAAAATCCATTTAAGAACAGGAGAAGTGTTAACTACCCCTGCTCCTATGGATATAATTTCTGAAAAGATAGATGAATGCTGGAGATCAGCTGCTACCCTTGTTATCTTTAATGTTCTAGCTGAAAAAGCTAAGGTCATGTCTAAGCATGATGAGGATGTAGATGAAGATTTACAGTTTCAAGAAAATGAATGACATGTTCTTTATCATTCATTCTGAACTTATCCGGCCACTCTAAGTTATATACATACCAATTACCATTCTCTACTCTGTCACTGTCTATTGAGATCAGTGTAAGATTATTAAATACTTCAAAGGTATAATAATAGTAATCATATCCATTCTGACTCTCTAAGTCTTTGACTTCCACTTTATTAAAGCCTAAGTCTGTTAAATCATTTTCTGTCATTAGTTAGTTCTTTAGTTATTTCTCTTGCTAAATGAGCAGAGCATTTGTATTTAACTCTAATATACCCAGCTACTGCTTTAGGTAGCATAATTGCAATGTCTTTATTTTTAAGTCTCATCTCCTTGATGACAAACTCTTTTAGTATTTTAGACATTACTTAACAGCCATTGTAGTCATAAATACTTCATGATTAAGTACCTCAAATGCATAGTTTTTTGCAATATCTGCATAATGCTTACTTACTTTACTATACTCACCATATTCTTGAATTCTTAGGTCTCTAAAGTTCTTGATAGCAAGAGTAACAAGATGTACATTCTCCTCATCATCAGATTCAAGCATCTTAATCATGTTCTGTACCTCTTTATCATTTGTGTAACCCATTCTTTTTAGCAACTGTAACTCAGCCATATAAACAAATGGCTTGAATGTACCTGCTTTAGTACCCATATGGTACATATACCATAGATAGTTTAAATTACTATCTACATCTTTTGTAATCTCATAATGCTCTGCTGCAATCTTTGCTGTCAGAGATTCTATTTCTAATCTAATATCTTTTTCCATATAGAAAAATACCATTTTTTTTACTACACTATAAACAGGACTGGTATAAGCCTTGTGTGAATATACCAGCTCCTTCTTCTTATCATGTGATCTTCTTTTAATACCAAATAATGTTGGTAAAAATCTTTCTAAAGTGTCATTTCTTTTCTCACCTACACTTTTCCTAACACGCATAAATTACTTTAGAAAGTTGATATATGCTTGAGCACCTCTTTTACTTGAGTACTCCATATCAAAACCTGAATGATTTTTAATGGTCTTCCAAAAGAACCATAAAAATCTTTTTTTTACAACATATCTGGTTTCATAACCATACTGTACATCTACTACTTTGTAGTCTTTCTTTTTTTTCATTAGTCTAGGTTTAAATTAAATTCATCTAATATTCTTCTTAAATCTTCTCTAATAAGTTCAGCTAATGCTCTTTCTTCTTCAGTAGCTTCTTTTTGACCAACAAAACCATACTTAGTTATTTTCCTAAGCTCTTGGTCAATGTCCCAAACAACACCTTTCCATCTATAACCATCTAAGGCCATTCTGGCTTCATCTTTTTCTTCATCGGAGTCAAACTCCAGAATTATCTTTCCCATTTGTTATATCTTTTAATTGATTCCATATAGATTCAGAGTTTTCTCCCCAGTACATCTCACAAGTAAACTTATCATCTTCTGTTTTACCAGGAGCTTCAAAGAAATAACTTTGTCCAAAATCACTCTTAGGAGCTGTAAATCTATAACATTTTTCTTTAACCGGACAATTTGTGCCCGGACAACATGTGATATCAGCCATTATAAAAAGTAATTAAGTAATACATGACCAAAGCCAATTCCGGCCATAAAGTAAACAAGATTGTTTACCCATTTAGGATAATTTTCCATAATAAAGGTATTAATTGCATGAAATTTTCCATTATAATCATGTTAAATATACAAAAAATGATAAAACTACCAATATTAGTATACCTCCTATCAAAAGTATAATAGAAATACCATTTGCTTCTTCTCTTCTTTCTTCTTTAGTTTGAAGTTTACAAAGTTTTGCAGGTTTCTTTTTCATTTTATTCAGATTTAAAGGTTAATAATTTCTTGTTTAACTTGATTCCAATATGGATATAATATATTCCAATCGTGTTCATAAACAGTTGATATAACATCTAATATCTCATCAACTGCAATCAATGCACATTTTTTGGCTGCACCAATTGCATCACTTGAACTATATCCATCTTTATAATAAAACATTTCATCATACATTTTATTTACTAGTTCCTGTGCTTTTTCTACTGCTGTCATCTTATTTTGATTTATCATTTCTATTTAATATAAGGGGCAACTTTTACCCCTTTTCCTTTACAGGGATGTTACTAAACAGTAACTTACCATATAGTAAGTTATTTATTTCTTGTTTCTTTATAATCAATAATAAATCCTACTGCTACAATAATATTCATACCAAGGGACATGAGTATCTCATGTATGTCTTCATAAACATTCACACTCAAGTGTACATGACCCACCATCCAAAATGGTATGGACAAGTTTTGGCTTATCCATACCAATGTATACTTTACAAAGTGTTTCATTTATTGTATAAATGCTCAAGGTACTTAACCTTTTTAGGATTGGTTTCTGATTTCCAATCATTTACTTTTAAATAACGGTTTATACTTACTCTTTTGATATGCATATAGGTTGGTTTTGTGAAGCCTACAATAAGCATTCCTACAAGTAAACCACCAGCAAATAAAAGAGATCCTCTTATACTAATCTCCTTCTTCATTATTTATTTTTATATTGCTTAATAATTTCCTTTTGCTGACTTTGTCTCTCAGCTTGATCCTCTTGTATTTCAAGGTTATGTTGATCAATCTTAACTCTCTCTTCTTTGAGTTTTCTAGCTCTTTCATATTCTCTCCATTCAAATATTTTTAAATCTTCCATTCTTTGTAAGTCAGCTATAGTAGCTTCTTCAGGGATGCTTTCATTGTTAGCATAATACATTTGCATGAATAATTCTTTTACTCTTCCCATAATTTTAAACTTTTGTCTAATAAATGTTTTACAGTATCTCTTATGTCACCATGATTAAGAATACCTTTAATTCTTTTTAGCTTTCTTCCTGTCTTATCATCAATTATTATTTTAATAGTATGATGTCTATGAGATTTCAAAGCATAAGACTTTGCAAAGTCATGTGGAAACAATTGTGCATACACATAAACATTTTGCTGATAAGACTCATCAGCTATAAACTGAATAGGCATTCTTCTTGCATAGTTAACTCTAGACCTAGTAAACCCTGTAAGGTGAGCTATTTTCTTCTCAGATAACTCAAATTTTTGGTGTAATAAACCAAATAGATAACTTCTTTGATCTACAAGTGATCTTTGTCTAGAGTTTTTATTTAAGCTTTTAAGAGCTTCAACAACTTCTTCTACTTTATAATCTTCCATAAATTTAAATTAATTCAAAGTCAGCTTCTTTAACAGTTTCTTCTTCTTTTTCATATATTTTAATGTCTAATGGAATGAACCTATCAGCATCATATAATTCATAAGGAAAAGATTGAGAACTTAACTGAACTTCTTTTAGTAATACACCAAATTTGTTATCCTGGAGTCCCATTCTTACTATCTTAGTTATAGTATATGTTTCTCCTTCAACAATCCACTCATATTGTGGAACTTTAGCAGGACGGTTTTTGTCATCAATACAAATTGCTTTCATTAATTTCTAATTTTACTTTAATATTTAAACCAGCAAGTTGATCCTTCATATTTTCCATAGCATAGTATGAACCATACTTTATAGTACATTGACCCACACTGTGAGCAATTAAAGAACACTGTTCAGCTTGGATTGGTTCATGCATACAAAATCTAATTAAACAAGCCATGATATATGAAAAACTATTTACTTCATCATTTAACAAAATTAGTTTATAATCTTTTATGATTTCCATAATTATAGTTTTATGCCATAATCCTTCCACATAATCTTAGTCTGATCAAATCCTTCTAAGGCTTCTTTAACCCATTTTTCATCTATTGTACCTATATAACATAGTATATGTACAACTGCTTTGTCATCCGGATTAAGACGGAGTAATCTACCAATTCTTTGAGCAGCTTTTCTTTCATTACCATATGCATGCATAATAATACCTTGTCTAAGGTTAGATATATTAACACCTTCATTTAACTGCAATACAGTAGAAAGTTTTAAAATTTTACCGGTTTTAAACTTTTCTAAGTTCTCATCTGATCTGCTATTATTACTATGGTAACTGTAATCACATAATCTATCTGCTTGATCCTGTGTATTTGCAAAAAGAATACATTTACTATTGATACTGCTAAATAGAATCTTTGCATAGCGCTCCTTACTAGGATACTCCATCATAGCTTTCATTCTCATTACTCTGAGCATGTGCATATTTCCGGAACCTGCTTCAATTCTTCTAGACCAATAAGTATAGTTCTGTTGCTCACTTGTAAGGAAAGACTTATTCTTCATGGTTACCTGGTAGTTTGTAGCTGTTCCAAGTTCAATTTCATGTACTATAATTTTATAGTCATTCAATATTCCATTCTCAATAGCATCATCTGCTTTAAATGTAAATATTGTTGGACAAAACTCTTGACATAATCTACCTTTTTCTGAGTTCTTATGTTTAGGTGGTGTACCAGTAAGACCTAGTATTTTTCCTTTATAGTTTTCCAAGAAAGACCGGTGACTGTCAAGTAAACTATGAGATTCATCCAAATAGAGTACATCATAATCAGCCGGGTTATGTTTATTTAAGCTCAAATATGTGGTAAACACCATTCTCCCTATTAGGTATTGCTTATCAAACTTTTCAGCATCATCTTTCCAAGAGGTAAAGATAGATCTTTTAGGTGCAACAACAAGACACTTCATTAGTGGAGTAGTATTTCTATCCATATGGTTAAGACCAACTAAAGTCTTACCAACACCAGTTCCTAATACTACACTACATCTTTGTCTTCCATCAGTTGCAGCTAATGCTTCTAATTGAATATCATCTTTTGTCATAATTTTTATTTTAACCAATTCATTGTTCTAGCTTCACTTGGGTGGGAATGTATCCAGTCATGGCAGTTTCTACAAACTGGTATCCATGTACTTTGTACTAAATAAAATGCATCTCTGTTTGACCCAGCAAAAGTATGATGAACATCAGTGGCAGCATTGCCACATCCGTTCACCATTACCCGGCAGAGATTATTTTCAGTTAAGTATCTTATTCTTAATTTAGCGTATTCCGCATCCTTCTTTGCTCTTTTGGCAGAAACGCGGGGGATATTAGAACTTGTTGGTTTCTGTATATCCTCTCCGCTTTTGTGGCAACTCCAGCATTGTTGGCATAATTTTAATCCCCCGGTTCCGCTACTCTTCCAAATGGGCCGTTGTTTTCCGCACCCATCACATGTTTTAAGCTTTATCATTTTTTAGTCTTGGTAATTGATTTAAGCTGTGTTCTAAACTTAAAAAGTTTTTAGGTAACACACCTTCAGCAATAAAGATACTGATAATCTGGTCTTTAGTGATGTTTAAATCTTTAAAAGTTAAAGTATTTTTAAACTTCTCATCAACCTCACTCTCAGATACTAAAAATTGTGTGATAGGGCTTTTAGGAAAGAATGTTTCAAAGAAGTTATTGCTATAAGCAATAGTCAATCTTTGTTTAAATTTATTAAGCACAATCTGTGCTTTTTTGTAAACATTTACAATCCTTTGTCTTTTTTTACTGCACATTGTAGCTAATTCTTCTTGGCTTAATGCATCAAGACCGTACAAGGCTCTCTTGTACAAATAATTTTGATAAGTAGAATACTTATCTGTTTCATATGACATCACAGTTTGTGATCTCATCTGGTAATTTCTTACATCTTGTTTTAACTTTTCCATAACTTTATACAATTTGTTTAATCCATAAAAAAAAGGGGACAGTTACCTATCCCCTCTTATAACTATTTGTCAATAATGATTATTTCCCAATTGAGAAATCTTCATTAGGACTCATTGCTGAAACTTGCTCATTTGCATATGCAGTACGCAATTCTTCAACATTATCATGCTGCTTGTAAGTATCCTCAGCTTCAGAATTAAAAGAGAATCTAGTTCTACGGTAAATTGGTTCACCATCTACACGGCAAACAATACCAGTTTTACCAGCAACTTTTAAATCACGCTCAGGGCTCTTTTTGTTAAATGGAGTTAATCCCTCCTCTATAACAATTTTACCAGTAATAGCTTGACCTGCATAAAAATCTGCAGCTTGCAAATCTTCTACAAGACCTGGCATAAGCGCAGTTACAGTTTTAGCTCTTAAGAATCCTGATTTCTCATCAGCAAGGATTCTTGTTTGTTTTACACGGATATAACCCCAATCAGGATTATTCTCAGAAATATTAACTACTGCTCCAGTAGTTTCATCAGATAACACAACAACTTTAGTATTCATAATTTTGAATTTAAAAGGTAAATAAATAAATAAATAGATTTTTTGAGTAGATTTTAATACTATCAGTTAGTTACTCATTCTAAGTGATAATTCAGTAAGTATTGCATATTGCAATTAGCAATACTATATATCTAGTGGGCCCGACAGGTCTATTATATCATCAAATGGTTCATCATCTGATATAACATCATCTATGCTTTCATCATCAGAAAGATAATCAAAGTCATAATATTTTTCTTTAGTATTTTCTGCAATTGCAGAGTCAGTGAAAGGATTTATTGCATATTCACCAGCATTTAATGACATCAAGTATTGCACATCTTCATCTGTAAGCTCTAAGAATTGCTCAATTGATAAGTAAATTACTTTGCCATTTGGCAGCTGATATAACATTTTTATGCATAAAGTTTAGTAAATGTATTATATAATATCATAACTAAATTATCCTCATGTTTAAATTTTTACATTATATAGCTAAAACAATAAAAAGGGGTCCTAAAACCCCTTGTTATTTGTTAGGAAAAGCATATCCTGAGATATACTGTCTTAAATTTCCTCTATAACTTCAAGATATTCAACAGAAGTATATGTTGTATCTCTTTTTCTTGTACCATCAGGTAGAATATTAGTATACTCTACTACATATGGACTGTACTCATGATAACCTCTAAAGTTAAATACAGATACCATAATATTACCATCAACACATAAATCACTTTCTATAAGTAGATCTTGGTTTGCACCATAACTTAACTTAGTAACCTCCATCCAGCATAATGTGCTATTTGGAATTATGTATGGTAACTTATTACCTATCATTAACTTAAAGAAATGTTGTATACCTTCACTACTACTACATAGCATAGGAGTAAGTAACTTCACAAACTCTGCACTATTAGGATCTTTAATAATCTTTGCTAGTGCTGTTGCAACATCAGTGTCTTCATAGTTTACTGATACTTTCATGTGTTTAATCTTTTATAGTCTTTAATTTTTTGTAATAGACCGTTATTAAAATTAGTAAACCACTTAGTATTTCCAAAATTGTTACCAATTTTTGGTAGTTCATCAGTTTTAGGTAGACAGGTGCTTCTAATACCTGTCTTAACTAACTGACCTTCCTGGTCAATAAGTTCTAGATTAAAATCAAAACCTAGTACATTACTAATCATCTTCACGGCTAAATACTTTCATTAAACCTGCTAAGGGATTCTCATGCATATCACAATATCTTTCAAAGATTATACAAGCTGTGATAACTTCATTAATATGATTACACTTGTCTACAATCTGTTCATAACTACCTGTTTTAGTGTTATGATTGTTATATGCATCTTTACACAATGCAATAATTTCATCTCTTCTCTCATCTGTGATACCTAAAGTAATCCATAGGTCTGAAGTTGTATCATCAACGATACATAATTTTAAAGCCGTTGAAGACTTTAATGTTTTCTTTCTCTTAAATAGTTTTCCTAACATAGCTTTGAGTTTAAATTAATAATAAAGACAGACTATACACCTTTTGTCTGTCATACTGCGGATGGAGGTGAACGCAAGTGATCCCGCTTGGATTCAAACCAAGGACCTATGCCTTAGAAGGGCAGTGCTCTATTCAGCTGAGCTACAGGACCAAAGAAATATTAAATTTCTTCTTGATGTGATTTGTCACCAAACTTATTATGCATTATTCTTGATAATACATCAATTGAAGCCGCTACATCTTGCATTGTTAAACTTCCTGCATGGTATTCAATGTTAGATAAATGTTCCATAACATAGTTTAACTGACCGCGGATAGTAGATAACATATAAGTATGTTGATCATATGCCTCATTTAATTGAGCATTTAAACTTTGAACAACTTGAGCATGCATTCTATCAAACTCTGTTTCCATATACTCTAATGCCTCAATTCTTTGATATAGCATTGCTAATTCAAGTCTTTGAGCAGCAGCACTACCTGGCTTAGGTTCTTGAACAATTGTAGATGTTTTCTTTGGTCTCCCAACTTTTCTTTTTTCAGTCATTTTTACTGTTTTATAGTTAAAAAATATAATGCAATTGCAACCACTGCAATCACAAACCCTACTAATGTTGCCTTGAATGGCCACATTGTTTTTTCAAAATTAATTTCATCTTCAATTTGTACAATCTTAAATTGTAAATCTGATTGATAGATTGCTTTAACATTGGGATCTGCATCAGTATCATGGATACTATCCAATCTTTCTTGTACTTCTGCCCTTAGCTTTAATAGCTTTTTAATTTTTGTGTTTAACATATTTATACATTTAGAATTGTTTGAAAAAAAAAGAGCCAAATGATTACATTCAGCTCTTTCTATCCCTATAAGATAAACCAATTAACTACTTAGATGCAGTATCATTTGATTTTTCTATATTCACTTGACCATACGCATCACATGTAGCATGTGAACTTCCACAACTTCCTAGTAAAATACTAACTGTTATGATTACAATAAGATATGTTATTGCAATCAAGCTCATTTTCTTTGTCATAATGTAAATTTAATCATAATTTTTAATCATACCTAGTTTCACCATAACTAGAAAGGTTATTTTTTAGTTGATATTATACCATTCATCTAGCATATCACCCATAATCTCTTCAATCATGGCATTGTCATGCATTTCTTGCGCTATTTCTCCATTGAACTTAAATCTATGTTCTATGGGTTTATTAGCCTGTACTTTTATTTTGTTTCTAACAACCATTTTCAGAGTATTGCGGAGATGATTGATGTCCATAGCATCAATATCAATCTTTTGACCATTTTGCATAGTCCAGTAAACTGTTTCCATAAATATAGTTTAAGTTTAGTTTTAAGTGATTAATATCCCTCTGCACTCAGTTTGTAGGACTTAATGTCCGTGTGTATGGCATACGTTCCACATAATCACAAACATCTTGGACTACTCAAGATTTACAAACTGTCTACCCTTGGGAAGTAGAAATGGTGCATTACTATTTGAAAGGCTGAGTATTTGACCTTTCATGTTGTTATCATTAAGAGTTTCCTCTATGTATACACACTTATATTTCTATAAGTAAACAACATGCTCAATGATTTATAGTATCATCATACTTTTACTTACCAGTGCAATAAGTTTCTTTTCACACCAACTTCCTTGCGAGATACACAGGTTGCACCCTGTTAGCTAGATATTACTCAGTCCCTTTACATAAACCTTGCGAGTCTTCTGTACCTACATATTGCAGTAGGATAAGAGCATTTTCACTGATAAGTGTTTGAACGTTTTTTGCTTGTCATATCTTTTAAGATTTAGTTAAGCGGTTCAGGAGAATGAGGGAAGTAGTCCAAACTTTATGTAACATGCTACCTTTTGAGTAGTTTAGTTACAACTTCCTTCTGCTTTAAGCTGCCAAGCTTACTTACTGTTTGATGTAAATACACACTATTTCTAGTAGCATACAGAACATCTCACTAATAACAACTTCCATCTTGGCAAGATGTACTATTGTTACCTATTGCACTTTCTATTGACATTTCTGTCTCAACTTCCTACCTGTTAGAAAGTCTACATCTCTATGCATCAACCGTTAGGCCACTAGCACACCAAAATGTAGGTAGTTACAATACTCTTCAGTAGACAGGATTACTCCTGCGCAATATGTTACCAACA